GTTGAAGTTGGATGAGCCCCTCTTCTTCCCTGACGTCCAAGACTTGGCGCGTGTCAAGTATTATCCAAAGAAGTTTGCTGGCATTGAATACGCTGTTATGGGCCTTAAAACCCGCGCTGAGGCCAACGACATTGCGCAGGTGGACGCAGAAGAGGCGTTTACGCGCCTACTGGCAGGCCAAAGGGTCCCCCCACACGACGTGAGACTGGGTGGCAGAGGAAAGGTTACTAAGATGGACCGGCAAAGTGCCGAGAACAAGATTCCCCCCGTGGGCCGCCTCATCCTCATGATGAGCCACCGCGACTTGAAGCTTGCGGGCGTCACGGAAAATCAGTTGACCAAGGCGTGGTCCTCCGCTCCATATCCGATTGCTGTGGGACAGTCGTGGTACCATGGAGGCTCACAACAATTCATCGACCGTCTGGCAAAGTACGAGAAGTTCTATTGCTTTGACGCCAAGAAGTTCGACTCCAGCATCAACCAATGGATGGTCCGCCTCGCCATCAACATCTGCCGCCAACAATACTTTCAAGGGGCTGATGAGCGCTACGACGCCTATTGGGAGTTTGTGGCCGAGAGCTTGTTGCGGGCACCCATCTACCGCGACGATGGGGTGCGGTTACAGAAGTTCGTGGGCACGACAAGCGGCCACTCCCACAACACTTTACTCCAATCCATCATCACTCTCATTGTGGGGTATACCGCCTTATTTGAGATGGACGACACCTTGACCGTCAACAACATCATTGAGCATGCGTGGCTGGAGTCACTGGGTGACGACAATATCATGGGGGTGTCCCTCAAATTAGCCCATCTCACAACGGAGAACATAGCGGAGTGTGTGGACAGGACAGTGCACATCAACTGGTGGGGTAAGAAGTCATTCGCCACCACGCGATTGCTGGACGCTATTCAAGGGGACTTTCAGGGGGTCCAGTTCCTAGGGAAGTTCTGGTACCTGGCGGAGTACCCACAGTTTGATGGAGCGGTGCTCTTGCCCCTACCTTACCGTCCGGCTGTGGAGACCTACTTGCGCCTGCTCTACCCGGAGTATGGGATACTAACACCGGAGGATAGCTACTTAAGAGCTCTGGGTAACTACATAGATGCAGCGGGTAATAGGGCTATGGAGGTGTGGTTGCAAGGCTACATGGACATGCTGGAGGAACGGGTGGAGACTGTGCCAGATGAGTGGCCACCAAACTTCAAGAGGATGGTCGCAAGGGACTACAGTAATGTTGGGGTGGAGGTCCCACGGCCAATGCGCGTCAGTTTCGAGCAGTGGAGGGATTTGATCATACTCTCCAGGGAGAGTTATCGTAGGGCGTGGCCAAGGGCAAAGATGGAGAAGGGGGCGATGGGTGGGTCATGGGATTACTAGATAGTGTGCGTTTCAAACACTGTAGGACCGCTTGCGTATGAGGTGCTATCGACTGGGGTGGATAGTGCTTGATACGCTTGTCGGGCCCCTTG